AGGAAATGATCCAGAATTTGTGAGTAAAACCTGTTTTTTCGATTTAGATTACGTAGAGAAAAAAGGAGTTGAACAATCATTTAAACCCTTTTGGTATAGGTTACAAAATAAAATAAACTTTTATTTACAAGCTATAAAATTGAAAAAAGCATTACCTGTTTATTTAGCTCTTGATCGAACGTTAAAGGATTACTCTTATTTACCTAAACTGTACGGAATAAATGACGATTATTACATACCAATAAGTAAAAAATTCCCAGAAATAGATGATCTTCATCCTACATATGAATCTAATAAAAAAATGTGTGATGAGATAGCAAGGTTTGTAAGATTAAAATATTTTTCTAAATTACTATAATGAAGCAAGTTAAATTACAAGATAACGAAATAAATCTTTTAAATAAGATAAAAAAATCTAGAGAAATGTTACTGAAGGAATTTGGTAAGATATCTATTATAGAAATACAAACTCAAAATCGTAAAAATATTGCAAAAAAAGAGTTTGAAAAATTAGAGGAAACTCAAACATCTTTTGCTAAGCAATTGGAGGATAAATACGGAAAAGGTACGATAGATATAGAAAGTGGAATATTTATACCACTGAAATAGTTTACGGTAACTTTAGTCTATTTATATATGTAGCACACTACCACTGGTGTTGGTAGTTTTAGAAAGCTTAACGATATTTATAAGAGTACTCAATAATTTAACTTATATAACATGGCAGAAACATTAATCTCCCCAGGTGTATTAGCAAGAGAGAATGATATATCCTTTATCGCTCCACCAGCATTAGAAGCAGGAGCAGCTATTATAGGGCCAACAGTAAAAGGACCTGTTGAAGAACCTACTATAGTAACATCTTATGGAGAGTATCAAACGATCTTCGGAACTACTTTCACGTCTGGGTCTACAAAACAAGAATATTTAACTTCCTTAGCAGTAAAGTCTTACTTCGGACAAGGAGGTAACTCGGTATTAGTAACTAGAGTTGTTACAGGCTCATTTACAGTTGGATCATCTTCAACAATTGCAGCACAGACAGGTAGTATTACAGATCCATTTACATTAGAAACTTTAGGTAAAGGAACAGTCTTTAATAATATGACAGCATCAGGAACTTATGCAGGTACTGCAGAAGAAAATAGTGATGGTTCATTAAAGTCAGGATCAGCTGATAATTTAAGATGGGAAATTACAAATGTAAATACTAATAAAGGTACATTTACACTTCTAGTAAGAAGAGGTGATGATGCATCTAAAAACAAAATTATACTAGAGACATTTAATGATTTATCATTAGATCCTAACTCTAGCAATTATATTGAAGCAGCAATTGGTAACCAAACTAAATCAATAGGTACTGATGGTTCACAAAAATACGTTTCTGTATCTGGTGAGTACGTAAATAAATCCAAATACATAAGAGTTTCTGCAGTGAACAAACAGACTTTAGATTATTTAAGCACAGATGGTATAACAGTTAATGTAGGATCAGATCTTCAATCATTTTCTGGTTCATTACCAACTAACCAATCAGGTTCATTCCACAGTGCTACAGGAAACCTATTAGGTTCAACAACTGGAGATACTTACTTTAGCAATATTGGTGCTACATCTCAAGGTATTAATCAAGATGAATATGCAGATGCTATTAATATTTTAGGTAATAAAGATGAGTATCAATTTAACATCATTTCTGCACCAGGTTTAATTTACCAACATCACTCAACTCAATTAGATTCTATTATATCTTTAGCTGAGGATAGAGGAGATTGTATTGCAGTAGTTGATTTAAGAACATATGGTTCTACAGTTGCACAGGTATCAAGTGGAGCTAATAGCTTAAATACATCATATGGAGCAGCTTACTGGCCTTGGTTACAAACACAGGCAAGCACAGGTAAGAATGAATTCGTACCAGCATCAGTAGTTATACCTGGAGTATATGCATTTACAGATGGAGCAGCAGCACCATGGTTTGCACCAGCAGGTTTAACTAGAGGTGGTATACCAACAGTAATTCAAGCAGAAAGAAAATTAACAAGATCTCAAAGAGATACATTGTATAATGCTAATGTAAACCCAATAGCTACATTCCCAGGAAGTGGAATATCAGTATTTGGTCAAAAGACATTACAAAAGAAATCTTCAGCTCTTGATAGAGTAAATGTAAGAAGATTATTAATCGCTTTAAAGAAATTTATAGGCGATGTTTCAAGAGAATTAGTATTCGAACAAAACACTAACGTAACTAGAAATAGATTCCTAGCTCAAGTTAATCCATATTTAACTTCAGTTGTAGAGCAGCAAGGATTGTTTGCTTATAGAGTCGTAATGGACGATACTAACAACACATCAGATGTAATCGATCGTAACCAATTAATAGGTCAAATATTTATACAACCTGCAAGAACAGTAGAATTTGTAGTATTAGACTTTACAATTGAGCCTACAGGAGCAACATTTGGAGCATAATTTAATTTTTAGATATTTATAATAAAGAATAAAAAATGGCAGTAGTAGATCCTAACGAAATAATGTTCAGAGCCTTTGAACCAAAGGTGCAAAATAGATTCTTAATGTTTATAGACGGTATACCATCGTTTATGATTAAGACAGCAGCTGGTCCAAATTTTACTGACAACGCAATAAAATTAGATCACCTTAATACCTATAGAAAAATTAGAGGTAAAAGAGAATGGGGTGATATCGATATGACTTTATATGACCCAATTACACCATCTGGTGCACAAGCAGTAATGGATTGGGCAAGATTATCATATGAGTCTGTAACTGGTAGAGCTGGATATTCAGATTTCTATAAGAAAGACCTTACACTACAGATATTAGGTCCTGTAGGAGATATAGTAAGTGAGTGGGTGATTAAAGGAGCATTTATAACTGATATGGATCAAGGTGGATTCGATTGGGCTACTGATGAAACAGCAGAACTTTCAATCACTGTTGCAATGGACTACTGCGTATTGAACTTCTAATCACGCTACACTACATACCAAACTTAAAGAATCCTCCCTTCGGAGGGTTTTTTTTCCCATAAATTCTTCTTATATTAATATAATATTAAGGCAAGTTTAAGAGAAGTTTAAGAAATCTTAACTATTTATTAATATAAATCCTTATATTATGAACATGATAAGCAAGATAAGGTTAGTGCTTGCAGGTGTTCTACTAGGTGCAGCATCAATCTTGGCTGCAGAGACAAGTACTGATCCAAATGAGAAGCTCACTGAAGCTGAGAAGAAACAGTACGAATATTTAAAAAAAGCGAAATACTTTGAAATTCGTGCTGAACTAGAAGGTGGTAACATCACTCTAGAGGAAGCCCAGAATTTTGGTTTATAGGAATAGCACTTACACCTGGTGGGTTTGATTTCCCATATATAGATTAAAATAGATGAGGGTAAATAACCCTCTTTTTTGTTGGATCCCATTTTAAAAGTTCTTATATTTATATAAAATACTAGTTATACATAATAAATTTTATGAGCTCAAACTTTACAATACCTACTGAAACAGTAGAATTACCATCAAAAGGGTTATTATATCCTGCAGATTCACCTTTAGCAGAAGGAAAAATAGAAATGAAATATATGACTGCTAAAGAAGAAGATATATTAACCAATCAAAACTATATACAAAAAGGTATAGTTGTTGACAAATTACTTGAATCATTAATAGTATCTAAAGTAAACTTTAACGATATACTCATTGGAGATAAGGATGCATTACTTATAGCATCTAGAATATTAGGTTACGGAAAAGATTACGAATTTAATTATGCTGGTGAAAAGATTAACGTAGATCTTACTAAACTAACAAATAAAGAGTTAGATGAAAAATTAGTAAAAGATCGTAAAAATGAATTTACCTACAAATTACCTAACACAGATAATACCATTACATTTAAATTGATGACTCAACAAGATGAAAAGAATATTCAAAGAGAGTTAGAAGGTTTAAAGAAGGTATCTCCTAGTAACAGCGCTGAGTTATCTACTAGAATGAAGTATATGATTATATCAATCAATGAAAACAATGAGAGACCTGTTGTAAGAGAGTTTGTCGATAAAGCATTTCTAGCTAAAGATGCTAGAGCATTTAGAGAATATTATGCATCAATTGTGCCTGGAATAAACACAACGATCTCTCATGAGTTCGAAGATGGGGTAGAGGAGGACCTCGATATTCCGATCAATGCTAACTTTCTTTGGCCTGACTTCGGAGTATAGAAACGCTCTATTTTCACAAATACACGAAATAGTATTTAACGGTCAAGGCGGGTACGACTACGAAACCGTCTATAATATGCCTATTTGGCTAAGGAGATTTACTTTTCAAAAGTTAAAAGATTATTATGATGAAAAAAATAGTAAATCTAAATCTAAACCTAAACGTCAATCTACTACACCTTC